CATAGCTAAAAATAAAATAAGCATAATTAGATATAAAAAATATTAACAATATGGACGATATTTTCTAGTTATTTTTTTGGTAAGCGCCATCTGAAAGGCTTTTGAGAAATCAAAAGCCTTTTTTTATTTCATTTACCGAGCTGCAATTATTTTACTAGCAAAGCTATTGACATTTAAAACTAGCACCGCTAGTATTAACCTCAACAACGCAAGAAAAACATCCGAGCGATGTAGGAAGCTGAGTCGTTAAGTGGGTAACTGATCGGAACACAGACAGCCAGAAACTTAGCCGCAAATCGAAATCAACCAAGACTTGCCGTTTAGCAGTAAAGATTAAGTACGGAAGCGGAGTGGAGCAGATGGAAGCTCGCGTGTCTCATAAGCACGAGGTCGCTGGTTCGAGTCCAGCCTCCGCAACCCTAACTTAAAAAGGATCCGTAATGATTAAGCCTACTGATAGTGAATTAAGAAACGCTTTTGAAAACTCGAAACTTAGACGACTTGGATACAGTTTTGAGCGTGCGATGAATACGCAGGCATTAAAGGTTTGCATTGAAAGATTAGCTGTTATTTCAATCAAAAAGCTTAATCCATCGTTACAGGTTGATATGTTGGAGGCTGCATGAACACCATTCGATTTGAATCAATTCCAGATGAGGCATTGCTTTTAGAAATTGCCAAAAGCGCTAATGCCAGGCATTTAAAACTCATTACCAATGGCACACGTTGCGTTTTGTGCTCCATCGTTCCGCCTGGCTGGAAGTTAATGCCAGTGATGGAAAAACCCCCAATAGCTAAATCATGCGCCGCTTAATTTTAGCTTTTAAGTTTTACTTTTTATTGAATTATTCATGGCGCCTAGCTTGGAATAACTCAAAAAGAATTATTGAAGATTAATTTTGTGGATGTCAGTGCAGTAATGCAGTGATTGGTTTCTCCCTTAACCAGCTTACATCCACATCCCTTTTATGGGGCCGGAGCACATTTTTAAAATTTGAAACGAAATAAAAAATTTAGAGCAGTACCAATCCGTGCCGAGGCCCCACCATTTTTAAATCGGAATCAAAAATGAATATTCCAATTATCACTTTAGAACTAAGCGGAATTAAACAAAAGGTTCAAGCAGCATTGCTTAACCAGACGAATGAATTAAATGCTTCTATTGATTTAGCCGTAGAAAAGTTTTGTAAAGAAGAAAACATACAAAGTATTGTCCAACATCAGGTAGATGTTGAGCTTAAAGACATTATTGAAAATGAAATTACTTTATTTTTCAAATATGGCCAAGGTAATGATGTGGTGAGAAAGAATGTAAAAGCACAACTCAAAAAAATTTTTGTAAAAGAAAATTCTGAAAAAGTGATTAAGGAGGGGTTGTAATTGACTATTTGTTTAATTTTTCTGAGTACGTTTATTTTGGTTTTTTGTTTGGGTTTTCAGAGCCTGAACGTAAATAACGGTCATTACAAAGCCGCCTTTATGACAAGTTTTGCTATTGGTTTAAGCAATCTTATTTTATTTAAAACACTTCCACAGTCAGATATTTGGCAAGTTATTGCTTATCTCAGCGGCGGTCCTTTGGCGATTGTTGCTAGCATGTGGGCGCATGAAAGGGTTATGAAATGAGTTTAATTGACCAAGTGATCAACGCCCTTTCCACGGATGATGCTCAGGCACTTACCGCCCGTGACATTTTTAAATCTTGCCAGGATGCTGAAACCATTATCCAGGTAAGCACTGTGCTTTCCCAGCTTTTCATCAAGGGAAAGATTTTCCGTAAATCCGTTAATTTAGGCACAACTAAATATGCTTATTGGAAAAAAGAGGATGCAGCGGAGAAGCCAAACCCAGTTGCAATCCGTGTTGAGGAAAAACCCATTGTAGAGAGCACTCCGCAGCCAAAAGTGCAGCCACAGAAAAAAGAGCTATTGCTTTTGGAAAATCGCAATGCAAATGCACCTCAAATCTTAGCTAATGCGATTAATTGCATCGGCAATCGTGCGCAAGAGCGTGACCAGCCAAACGGTGAGCGCAGCATGACAAAGGCTGTTAATTCATTTAATGCGCTTACCGGACATAAACTCACTGAGCGCGAAGGCTGGGTTTTTATGGCCATCTTAAAGCTTTCACGTAGCCAAGCGGGACGACATCAACTGGATGATTATGTTGATGGCTGTGCTTACATTGCCCTCGCTGGAGAATCAGCTGAGGGTACAAAGTGAATCGCGCTCAACGACGCGCCGAGAAGTTCAGAAAACCCCAACATGAGGTTGTTGTCAGCCTTCCACCCATGATTGATGAATGGACCATTTTTGATTGTCCAGATCGAATCATGCAAAAACTTAAAAATGGGGAGATTGAATCCTATCAAGGGCGCCCTATTTTCGTGGACAACGAAGGTGAATGGTCTGATGTCTGCGCAGCATTAAGTGGGTGGATTTTCACCTGGCAAAAAATCGTCGATAAATTAGAAAGCAGCGCTTCGCTGCAGGGTCTACAAATCATTCATAACAAGCTTCACGTCATGATGCCAATCACAATCCAAGATTTGGCCAACGCTGAAGCGTGTTTGAATTCACTTCGCCAGCTTTTCAGGAAATCTGATCGCCAGGTGATTAAAGAAGTCGCAAAAACTGCGCAAATTGCCATTTATTTAGATGGTAAAACCAATTAAGGAGAAATAGATGATAAAACTTGGATCAACCGTATCTATTACATGCAGCCAGGAGCAAGGCAAGGTAATTGGTCGCGCTGAGTATTTAAACGCTGAGCCATCATATCTGATCAGATACAGATGCGCTGACGGTCGAGCCGTAGAGAGTTGGTGGACTGAACAAGCACTTGAAGAGCATCTCGCCGATACCAAGTGAACTATAACGTCAAATTCACGCTAGCTGTTTTAGGCATTTACATCGCCGTCATCCTAGCAAGTTATTACTACGCTGGCGGCGATGAATGCACGGTGACACTCAAGGATAGCCATGGCGCTTATCACGAATACATTGGAAGGAAAGATTAAGATGAACGAAAAAGCAACCGCAGCAACTCAGCCAGGCACCGAAATGGGCGGCGGTTTTTACGCTGGCCGATTTGTGCTGGATGGCAAAACTTATGCACTGATTGTCGCGCCTAAGGATGGTGGTGAGCATAAAGATACGCGCCTATTAAACGACGCGCACGATGGCAAGATTGCCCTTTCCTACAACGACGGCCTCGCGAATACCAACGAATTAGCCGAGGCTAGCAGTAGTTTGGCTAAATGGGCGCGTGATTTACGCATCGCGGATCATGATGATTGGTATCTTCCATCCCAGGATGAACTAGAGATCATCTATCGAAACCTCAAACCGACCGAGGCAAAGAATTACATTTTCAATCGCTCTGGCATCAATTTGTCAGCGGTTGAACCAACGCGCCCATATACCAGAGAATTTCCAACTCAGACCACCGCAGAGCTATTCAAAAAATACGGATCAGAATCCTTTGATGATGTCTGGTACTGGTCATCTACTTGCCTTGGTGACGCTTGTGCGTGGGTTCAGTTTTTCAACAATGGGTATCAGACCGATAGCATCACGCTCAGCACTCCTCGCGCCCGAGCAGTCCGCAGATTAGAAATTTATTAATTTAATTATTTTTTTAATTCAACATGGCAAATCACACCACACTTCCAATCTACAAAGTCGCTTACGACCTACTAGATACCATCACAGACCTAGCCAAAAATATGCCTAGAGATTTTAAGGCGTCAATCGGCGCAAAGCTTCGTGATGAATGCACAGAAATTGTGGTACTGATTTTTAGGGCTAATGTTGCCACCGACAAAGAAAGTCACCTTACAGCGCTTATTGAGCGCTTGCAGGTATCTAAATTGCTTTTAAGGCTATCTAAGGACAAGCGACTAATCTCAGTAGGCCAGTACGCGAAATCCGTTGAATTAACCAATAGCATCGGTAGGCAGGCAACAGGCTGGCGCAAATCGAACAATCGTCCGTTTCATGGTGGTCAAGGCTAGCATGACTGAACGAGATATTAATCTGGTCTTACCGCTGGCTCATAAGGCCACCGCCATGCGCGAAACAGATACCCATGATTGCCATCATGCACGGTCTGGCGCAGTTGCTAACCTGATCGGTGAAAGCCTTCGGATTAGCGACGTAGATAGTAAGAAAATGCTTATGCGTGGGTTCAGAATTTCAACAATGGAAATCAGAACAATAACAACACGCTCAACACTCCTCGCGCCCGAGCAGTCCGCAGACAAATATGAGCGTCATCATGTTGAATTTCCCTTCGTAGAGTTAGTGCAAGCCTATTTTGATTGCAGAAAACACAAACGAAATACGGCAAGCGCCCTCGCCTTCGAGCAAAATCTTGAAGAAAACCTATCTGAACTTTACGACGATTTAATCACTGGCCATTACAAGATAGGTAAATCCATCTGTTTTGTGATTACCCGGCCAAAACCAAGAGAAGTTTGGGCGGCTGAGTTTCGCGATCGTGTCGTGCATCACCTCGTCTATAACCGCATTTCACCGAGATTTTACGCATCCTTCATCAAGGATAGTTGCGCCTGCATGCCAGAAAGAGGCACGTTATACGGAGCTAAGCGTTTGGAATCAAAAATACGCAGCATCACCCAGAATTGGTCCAAGGCCGCCTATTATCTCAAACTGGATTTGGCAAATTTCTTCGTGAGTATCAATAAGCATATTCTGAAGGATTTAATTGCAGCGCGGGTGCATGATCCTTACTGGATGGGGTTGGTTGAGCAAATCCTATTTGACGACCCTAGAAATCATTACGAATTTCACGGTGAGCAGTCCTCAATTGAACTAGTACCGCCCTACAAACGTCTGGCTAACCAACAACAAGACCTTGGCCTGCCAATCGGAAACTTGTCGTCACAATTTTTTGCCAACATCTACCTAGACGTATTGGACCAGTTTATTAAACACAAAATTGGTGCAAAGCATTATATCCGCTATGTGGATGACTTCATTATCTTGCATGAGTCCGCCCAGTGGCTTAATGAAGCCAAAGCAAAGATAGCCGCATTTTTAGCCGAAAAGTTAGAGATGGAACTCAACCCAAAGAAAACTATCCTGCAGCCGATTGATCGAGGGGTGGATTTCATTGGCCAAGTAATTAAGCCATGGTACCGGAGCGTGAGACGCAGAAACGTCCGTGAGGCAATTAAACGCATTCAAGAAACTAAACAGGCAGAACTTCTGGAAGTGGCTAACAGCTATTTTGGGTTACTTAGACAGGCATCACACAGCCATCATGACAGAGCAAAGCTTTCAAAGCGTTTGCTGAAGCTGGGTAACTCTGTGGATGGGAAATTTACAAAGACCTTTAAGCGAAGTATTCACGCTGAAAGGCATCATGATTAAGTTGGTATTGGGGTTCTATTTGTGTTTCATTTTTTCTTTAATTTGGTTTTCTAAAAAGTATGACGATAACGACGAGTAAATCATTAAAATCATCAAAACAGTTTCAAATAAAGATTGCATTCATCAATAACATTTTGAACAACTTTATTGAAGATGCCTTGGAATTAAATGGCCATGCCTATGAATTGTTAGTTCAAGCCTCTAATTTGATTTATCAGGCAGAAAATGAAGCCGGGAAAGGTAGAAAGCAAGATGAATAAAAAAACACAAGAATCTCTTGCCACGATAACCTTATATCCTCTTCATAAACATAAATGTGAAATTTTTTTAAGCCGTGAAAAAACCTTGGGGTTAACGATTGATGGTGTTTTACACAAATACACCATAAAGCATTGGGTTGATGTTATGGCCAACCTTGATAATCAAATTTCAAGGAGCATGAAAGACATAAAAGCCTTAAAGCTGGCGATTAAAGTCCTTGAAATGATTATGGGTAGAGTTTTGTTATATAACAGAGCCGAACGTGAACTCTTCTTTAATGCGATTGATGCTTGCAAAGAAGCAATTAATAGCCCAGAACAAGAGCCCAACCTAGCAGATATGCTACTCGACCAGCAATTAGCGATTGTCGCAGATGGTTTGCAAATTCCAGTTGAGAAATTGAAGAAATCAGTAGAGCAAATCAAACATCCACAAGACAACAACTTCAATGCAATGGTTGATAGGTTTTTGTCATGGAAGTTACCAGCAAGCGTTAAAGCTGACGGCTGTGCTTCTGACCCTACATACCCATACAGACTTGGAACACACTTACTGAACGCTGATGAAGCAAGGCAGATGATTGAGCATGTGATTGGTAGCCAAGAGCGGGAGCCTGTGGCGTGGGTTTATCCAGAATTTTGGGATCATTTAAAAGGAGCTGGGTGTGGCACTGCTTACGCTTCTAACGGTGTTAGTGGAGGAAATTATCCTGACGAAGTTATACGCCAAGCACTCTACATCCATCCACCTGTCAAGGATTCCTTGACAGCTAAAAAGCCTTTGGCATGGCAATCATTAAATGATGCTGACCATCAAAAATTACGGGATGACTTTAGTAATAGATACATTGGATTTGAAGAAGTAGTCATTAACGTTGAAAAAATATTAAAAGAAAAGAATGTTCATCCGGTACAGCCGCAATATCACCCACGGGATGATATTGCCAGAAACATCGAGAAATAATTAATATGCCACTAGTCGGAATAAATCAAGCGGCTGAAGAATTGGATGTAAGTACGTCCACTATTCGTCGCCTTGTTATTTCTGGAAAGTTGAAGTATGTTCGCGTTGGTACGTTGATGAAATTCAATACGGAAGATATATGCCAATTTATAAAAGAGGCGACCATTACTGGATCAGAATCCAACTCAACGGAAAAATGCACAGATTCAGTTGCAAGGGTGCTACCTTTCAACAGGCAAAAGCTATCGAAGCTAAAACTAGACAAGATATTATCAATGAAACCCTCGGAGCGACTAGCTACACGCTAGAAGATGCACTTGCAAGATGGCTTGAAGGTGAAGCCAATGGGCTAAAAGCTTATGAGAAATTAGTCGGTACCATCAAAATAATCCTACCTTTAATGGTTGACACTCCAATCATCAAGGCTGCAGATGCAGCAAGAAAAATTAGAGAGGAATACTCTCACTTATCTTCAGCAACCATCAATCGACGCCTAGCAATTCTTAGGCGACTAGTGAATCTAGCTTGGGAATGGGGATGGATAAAATACCCAATAAAAATCAAGATGCAACCTGGCGAAGTATCACGCCACTACTACCTGACTATTCAACAAGTATTTAGATTGGCTAGGTACGGACAAAAGTCACGTTGGCATATCATGCTTGCAGCTTTTACAGGTATGCGCGAGGGTGAAATTTTAAAGCTAGATGACGCAATGGATTTGGGGAATGCAATTGCACTAACTGATACCAAAAATGGAAAACCTAGACTTGTGCCGCTGAATAAAATTGCTCGCACCGCATTGAACAACCTAGATAGATCGGTCACGTATCCAGTACTTCGCAGAGATTTTGAGAGAACCAGAAAACTTTCTGGTTTGGACGAGATACGCTTTCACGATCTAAGACACACTGCGGCATCCTTTATGGTCAAGGGTGGCGCAAGTTTAGTCGCAATCCGCGATGTTCTTGGTCATTCGAATTTAAGCGTTACTTCTAGGTATTCACATCTAGGGATTTCTGACATGCAAAGTGCCGTTGAAAAAATGACGAACAGCACAAAAACAGCACAAAATTTAGTAAAGAGAAAGGTTGCCGGATGATGACCGACCATGAAAGCCTTGTAATACTTGGTGCCCGGGGCCGGAATCGAACCGGCACGCCCTTGCGAGCGAGAGATTTTAAGTCTCTTGTGTCTACCAATTTCACCACCCGGGCGGATGGAATATCATCAAAAAGCTGGAGGCGCGAGCC